CACGGCGTGGTGAAGAAGGGCTACGTCGACGCCACCGACTACGGCAAGCTCGAACTGATCGACAAGGCCGGCCGGCGCCGCATCTTCATCCCCGCGAAGATCTCGGACAACCCGTTCGTCGGGTCGTACGAGAAGGTGCTCGAAGGCATCGACGACCCCGAGCTGCGCCGCCGCATCATGGACGGCGACTGGTCGGTGATGCCCGATCAGGCGTTCCCCGACTGGCGCCGCGACGCCTACACCGACACCGCCACCGGCCAGCGCGTCGGCGGCCTGGCCGTGCCCGCGTTCGACGTGCCCGCCTCGTGGATCCGCTACGGCGGCCTCGACTACGGCTGGACCGCCCCCTCGGTGTACCTGCTCGCCGCCCGCGACAGCGACGGCCGCGTGTGGTTCTACGCCGAGCTGTCGATGCGGCAGACCCCCGAGCGGGAGCAGGCCCGCAAGGTCCGCGCCCTGGAGGGCGACCACGTGGTCGCGACCCGCGCCGCCGACCCGGCGATGTGGGGCAAGGCCGGCTCGGCGCTCCCGCCCGCCAGCCAGTTCGCGCTGGAGGGCACCCCGCTACGGAAGGCCGACAATGATCGGTTTGGCGGCAAGCAGCGCGTGCACCAGTACCTCGCGCCGGCCCCGGCCTGCGCCTACCACCGCGACCTCGGGTTCGAGCTGTGCCCGAACGTGCACGTCGTCGAGACGGGCTGCCCAGAGCTGCTCACCACGATGGAGAACCTGCCGCGCGACCCCCGTAAACCGGAGGACGTCGACACCAACGCGGCCGACCACCACTACGACTCGGCGCGGTACGCCCTGATGGCCATCGGGACGGCCCCGAGCGTCATCTTCGACGACGACGACGACCGCGGCGAACTCGTCGACCACGGCGGCCTCGGGTTCCGCCCCGAAGACCTCTCCATCCCCGGGTACATCCCCGAGCCCGGCGTCACCCCTGGGGTGGCCGCCGCGTCGCCCTGGGTCGATCACGCCGCCCAGCCGGCGCGCGTCGAGTCGCCCTGGTCGCAGGTGTAGCCGGCCCGCCCCCTCTGCCCCCACGAACGAGAAGGGGGCGCGGACCCCGTGTTCTCCAACCGACCGACCGAAGCCCAGCTCGCCGCCGCCCGCCGCGACGCCCTGCGTGCCCGCCAGATCGCCGCCGAGCACGCCGAGCAGGCGCAGCGCCTCGCCGCCGAGCTCGCCGCCCGCCCGCCCGCCGACCTCGACCGCGTCATCGGCGGACTGGTGAAGTCGCGGCTGCTGGTGTTCCTGATCGACGGCACCGTCTACGACGGCCTGCTCATCGACGCCGACGAGCGCACCCTCGTGCTCGCCGACGTGCACCGCCGCGGTGACGGGACCGTCTCCGCGGTCCCCGGCGAGCTGTATCAGGACCGCGGCCGCGTCGCCTACGTGCAGCGCGTCGCCGCTGACCAGCCCGGGAGCGCCTGATGCTCACCGAGGGCGGCGTGCTCGCCCGGCCCGGCGTCGCCGAGGTCGCGGTGCGCCCTGGCACCGTCAGCGCCCCCACTGGCATCTCCCGCGCCGGCTACGACAGCGACGTCCCGATGGGCGGGGCGAACAAGCGCAACCCCGGCGGCGACTACCCCGACGGCCGGGCGGCGTTCATGCAGTCGCTCTACAACGGCTACGTCGGTTGCCCGTGGCTGTCGGCCCCGATCGACGCGATCGCCCGCACGGTCACCGCTGGCGGACTGCAGATCGTGCCGGGGCCGCTCGCCGACGAATCGGTGACCCCCGACAAGCCGCCGCCCGCGGTGCAGGAGCTGCAGGCGCTGCTCAACTTCTGCAACCCCTACCAGGACATCATCCAGCTGATCCGCGGCACCGTGACCGACCTCGGCATCTACGGCGACGCCTTCATCGAGTGCGTGTGGCTGCTCGGCCGGATCGTCGCCCTGTACGCGCTCGACCCCGCCACGATGACCGTCGACGCCGACGAGCACGGCGACGTGCTCGGCTACGACCAGGTGGTCGACACGCGGGAGAGGCACTTCGAGCCGCACGAGGTCATCCACATCTCGATGGACTCGCCGAAGGGCTCGCTCTACGGCATGGGCATCGGGCAGAAGGCGCTGCTGCCGGTGACGACGTGGCTGTTCGCGGCCGCCGTCGTCAAGGAGACGATGAAGAAGGGTGACCCGCCGAAGATCCACCTCGACTTCCCGCTCGAGGTCCAGCCCTCCGACGTCCGCGACTTCCGCTCCCAGTACCAGGTGCGCAACCTCGGGTCGGCCAACATCGGCAACCCGATCACCACGCGCGGCCTGAACAGCCTCACGGAGCTGCAGGTCGGGAAGCTCATCGAGTACGCCGAGGTCAAGCGCGAGGCCCGCGACGAGATCCTGTCCGTGGCCGGCGTCCCGCCCAGCAAGGTCGGGATCATCGAGTCGGGCAACTTGGGCGGCGGCACCGGCACCGACCAGGACAAGACGTTCCGCGTGAACACCTGCGGGCCGATCGCCAGCATCGTGCTGGAGAAGCTGAACTTCCACATCACGCAGGAGTCCTACGGCATCACCGACTGGGTGCTGGAGTTCGTCGCCGTCGACTGGCGCGACGACAAGATCGTCGAGGACATCCGCGACGAGCGGATCCGCAACGGCTCCTGGACGCTGAACAACTACCTGACCGACATCGGCGAGCCCACCATCGGCCCCGAGGGCGATGTCCACGTGCTGGTCACCAGCAAGGAAATCATCACCTGGGACGACCTGCAGAGCTACTCCACGGCCGCGGTCGACGCCATCAAGGCCAAGGGGGTCGACGCGCAGGCCGAGCTCGCCACGAAGCGGGCCGCCGCCGCGCCGGTCATCCACATGCCCGGCGCGCCCGGCCAGGAACCGCCCGCCGGCCCGCCGCAGGGGGCCCCTCCCAGCCCTGCGGCGGGCACACCCGACACCGACAAAGAGCCCCCTACCGAGGCGGTCGCGTGGCGTGCCCGCGTGGCCGAGCACTACCAGCGACTGCTCGCCACGGCGAGCTGAGGAGCCGACATGTCGCACGTCGACCGGGCCGAGTTCTACGACCAGCTCGGCAAGTTCACGCAGTGGGTCGCGGAACAGAACCAGCAGGACCGCCACCGGCTGTCCCGCCTCGAAACCGATGTCGCCGAGATCCGCCGCCAGGCAGCCCGGCACCAGGAATGGATGGAGAAAGTCATGGGGATCATCACCGACGACCTCGCGCAGCTGGAGGGCATCGTCCAGGAGGCCGAGTCCGCGCTCGCCGGCCAGGAGACGCTGATCAAGCAGCAGGGCGACCGCATCGCCCAGCTGGAGGCGGCCGGCAACCCGGTCGACCCGGCGGCGGCCGCCGACCACCAGGAGCTCGTCGACGGACACACGCGCCTGGCCCAGGTCATCGCCGGCCTGCGCGAGGCCGTCGAGGCGGCGAAGCCGGCGAACCCGTCCGACGCTGCCGGCGTGGTGCCGCCCGCACCGGGCAGCACGGTCGCCGACCCGACCAGCCCGGCCGCCCCCGGCGGGCCGCTCGACCCGGGCACCCCGGTCGACCCGGGCGTCCCGGTCCAGCAGGACCCGGAGCAGCCCGGCTCCGACGCTCCCGCCACCTCCGTCGGCGGCGACGACAGCGTGAACACCCCCGCGGAGAACGGCCAGGCCAACCCGGCCCAGTCGGGCGACCCGTCGGCACCCGGCGCCGTCGCCGGCGACGACGCCTCCAGCCCGTCGGCTGGCGACGACTCGGCGTTCGGGACCGGCGCCCGCTCCAGCGAGTGACGGCGGCCCCTCCGCCGCCTTCGCCGCCCGTCCCTGACCCGGCCACCGCTGGGCCGATGACGGCGGCGAAGGTGACAGCGCTCATCCGCAAGAAGATCGACAAGCGGTAACCCGAGGTGACCGCGGCCCTGCCGGCCGCGGTCGCCTCGGCTGTCCCTCCCCCTCCCCAAGGCCCCCTGGAGGCCACCATGACCACTGACGAACTGCTGATCCGCCTCGCGCTGATCAACCTCGCGACGATCGGCCCCCTGCTGCTGATCGGGCTCCTGTTCCTGTACTGGCGCCTGCTGCGCTCGTCCGGGCGGCGCGCCGAGGTCACCCGCACCCGCATCTCCGACGCGGAGCAGGCCCTCACCGACCACGTGACCGCCGAGGTGGGTGCGCGCACCGCCGAGGTGCGGCTGCTTGTCGTGACGGAGAGCCAGAAGACCGCCTCCGTGATCGGTGACGCCATCGTGGAGCTCGGCGCGAAGCTGGCCCCGAAGCCGGCGACCCCGCGCCCGCGCGCCACCCCCCGCACCTCGACCCGCGCCGCCACGCCCACGCTCGTGCCGGCGCTCACCGACGCCACGAAGGCCTCGGCCGCATCGAAGGCGGCCGAGAAGCCAGCCCGCAAGCGCAGCAGCAAGTAGCGCTGACCTGCGAAGGAGGGTGAGGGCGCGCCGTGGCCGGCATGATCGCTCTGCTGCCGGCCGACCCGGCGGCCCTCACCCTCGACGCCGACGGCGCCGAGCCGGAAGACCAGATCCACCTGACGCTCGCGTTCCTCGGCGACGACGTCGCCACCTGGGACGCCGCCCGGCACGCCGCCCTGACCGCGCTGGTGCAGGCGATCGCCGCGACGGCGCCCGGCCCGATCTCCGCCGAGGTGATCGGGCACGCCACGTTCCGGCCCGGCCACGAGAAGCAGTGCGCGGTCCACCTCGCCGGCGACTCGGCACTGCTGGGCCCGATCCGCGACATCGTCTGCGAAGGCCTCGCCGCGATCCTGGGCGACGACCTCCCCGCACAGCACCTGCCGTGGATCCCGCACCTCACCGCCGGATACGGCCTCACCGCGGCCGACCTGAGCTACACGGGCCCGGTCATGCTCGACCGCATCACCGTCGCCCTCGGCGGCGACTGGGCCACGTTCCCCCTCGGGCCTCCTCCGACGCCGGCCACCGAGGCGCTCACCGAGACCGACGACCCCGGGGAGCTCACCGACGACGAAGCCGCCGCCGCTGCGGCCGCCGCTCAGCTCGCCGTGCGCAAGCAGCGCGACAAGACCCACGACCGCCACGCCGCACTCCTGGCGGTGCTGCTCGCCGACTTCGCGAAGCAGGGCCTCGACGGGCAGGCCATCGTCGACCTGATCGACCCCGACGCCTCCCGCGCCGACCAGCGCGCCACCGTCGCCGCCGAGATCGCCCGCCAGGCCCGCATCAGCGGCCACGACATCGCCTGGCACACCCTCGCCCGCGACGCCCACACCGCCGCCGTCATGGCCGGCACCGCGGCCGCCGCGCACATCGCCTCGGCCGGCCAGGTCGACGTCGAGCCCGGGGAGTCGCCCTACCCCGACCCGTTCGACCCGGCACCGTGGGTGCTCGCGCAGCAGGCCGGCCTCGCCGGCGACATCGTCGACGCCGCCGCCGCGAAGGCGCGCCTGGCCCCGCCGCCGATCGACCCCGACGAAGACCCCCTCGGGTCCCTGCTCGACGACCCGGCCGCCTGGCTACTCGACCCCGACGAGGTCGCCGACCTGATCGACGCCGGTGCCGGCGCCCTCTACTACCTCGACACCCAGATGTCGGACGCCTACCTCGACGCCGAGACGCAGTTCTTCATCGACCTCGGGCTCGCCACCACCTGGTGGATCTGCGCCGACTCCAACGCCTGCTCGATCTGCCAGGGCTACGAGGCGCGCAGCCCCTACACGGTGTTCGACACCCCGAGCACCCCGCACGGCGGCTGCCGCTGCTTCATCACCATCGCCTGACAGGAGGCCCCGCCGTGGCCGTCATCGGCACCATCACCTCCGACTTCCTGGCGCCGGGGGTGTCGCGCAACAACCGCTACTACACCCCCGAGGTGTGCGCGAAGGCCGTCAAGCGGCTGCAGGAACGCCTCGCCGACCCCGACGCACTGCCGGTGCAGATGCTCAGCTACCACGGCGCCGGCGACCAGACGCGCGAGGTTGCCGCCCGCTGGATGACCGCCGAATGGGACGAGGACGCCCAGCTGGCCACCGCGTCGGGCTACCTCGTGGGCACCCAGGCCGGCCGCGACATCGCCGAGCTGACCACGCCCGGCCCAGACGGCCGCCGCACCGTCGACTCCGTGTCGATCAACGGCTGGTGGCTCGGGCCGACACGACAGGTCGAGATCGACGGCGTCATGTGCGAGACCGGCGACGACCTCGAAATCAACACCATCGACATCACCAAGAGCCCGGGGGTGCTGAAGGCGCGCATCCGCGCCGCCGCAGCCGAGGCGCAGGAGACCGCCCCCGACGACGGTCCGCTCCGCACCCCGATCACCGAGAGCGTGGAGGTCACCGTCATGCCCGACATCCCCGGCCGGCCCAGCCCGGCCGACATGCCGCCGAAGAAGCCCGGAGAGCCCGCCGCGAAGCCGGCGGCCGCCGAGGTGGCCCCCGATGGCCCCGCCGGCACGGAGGGCGGCACACAGGAGCAGGACGCCACCCCGGGCGCCGACGCCACCGAGACTGCCGAGGCCGCCACCGAGGCCGCGCCCAACCCGCTCGCCGAGACCATCGCCGCGCTCCGCGAGGCGCACGTGCGCATCGGCGGCTGGCAGGGCCCGATCGACATCGACCTCGACGCCTGGGGCATCAGCAACGACGACGTGTCCGCTGCCGCCGTGCAGCTGGGCGCCGCGTTCGACGCCGCCCTGAAGGTGCTCGACCCCGACAACGACGGCGATTTCGACCTGCCCGACGGAACCGACGTCGACACCTGCGCCGGCTGCGACGGGCTCCTGCCCGCCGGGGCCGCCTACTGCCCGTCCTGCGGAGCTGCGGTCGTCGCGGCTGAGTCCGCCGATCACACCGAGAAGGAGCCCGTCATGCCCGACCAGAAGCCCGCCACCGAGACCAAGCCGGCCGAGGGCGCGCCCGCCGAGGGTGCCGCCAAGGAAGCCGCCGCCACCACCACGACCGAGGCCGCCGCCACCGAGGACGCCCCCGCCGACGCCCCGGCCGCCACCGACGCCCCCGCCGACGGCGCCACCGCGCCGGCCGCGGGCATGTCGCTGCTGCCCGGCGACGTGGAGGCGATCGCGACCAGCCTGCACTCCAAGCTGACCGCGGCCGCGCCGGCCGAGTCGGCTCAGGTCGACGTCGCCAAGGTCGTCGGCGAGGCCGTCGCCAAGGCTCAGGCCGAGACGGCCGAGGCCGTCCGCAAGGAGCTTCGCGCGGAGCTGATCGAGAAGTTCGGCTCCCCGCGCCGCAAGGGCCTCGTGGAGGCCGCGGAGAAGGACGCCCCCGAGACCCCGCTGCACAAGATGTCGCCCGAGGAGTTCACCCGCCACGCCGCGGGCGCCTGGGACGCCGTCATCGGTGTTCCCGGCGGGGAGTGACCTCCCCCCTGCGCTGCCCCGGTCCCTGGCCTGACCGGTAGCTCCACCCCCTGGCACCACAACCGCACAGCCCCATCCACCCACCTCCAGGCGCTCGCCTCGGGGGTTTTTCGTCATGCCCCGAAGGAGCACCTGAATGGCCACCGAACTCGACGAGGCCCTGACCGCCGCGGGCGTGCCCGCCCTCGTCCAGAAGGTCATCGACCCTCTCATGCTCGAGTACCAGCGTCGGTACTCGCCGCTGGTCCGGGTCGTCCCCACGAAGAAGATCAGCAGCACCACGTACTACTTCAACCGCCGCACCTTCCGCGCCCCGGGCGGGTTCGTGACCGACGGCGGCGCCCGCCCCATGGGCAACAGCGTCTACGAGCAGTTCCAGTTCGTGATCAAGTTGCTCCAGAGCGTCGGTGGCGTCACCGGCTACGCGCAGGAGGTCACCCGCGACCAGATCGGTGACCTGCGCGCGCAGGAGATCGCGTCGTGCGTGCAGGGCCTGCTGTGGGACATCGAGCAGGCGATGATCTGGGGTTCGGCCGGCGCCACCGTCAACGGCCCGTGGCCGCAGTTCGACGGCCTCGACGCCCTGGTCAGCCAGTTCACCAACACGGTGAACAACCCGCAGAACGCCATCGAGTACGCCGGCGCCACGCTGGGCCTGGGCGCCCTCGACCAGCTCATCGACATGGTCGAGACCAACGCCGCCATGCCGATCTTCAACGACCAGTGGATGTTCGTCATGAGCCCCACGGCCGCCTCGCGGATCGCGCAGCTGGAGACCCCCAACCAGCGGTTCCTCACCTCGACCGAGATCACCGCCGGCCTGATCGTCAACGCCTACCGCGACATCCCGATGATCAAGTCGTCGTTCCTGAGCACCCGGCTCGCGAACCAGATGGGCGCCGTCACCGCCACGCCCAGCACCACGGGCGGCGTGCTCGCGGCCGGCACCTACAGCTACATCCTGGAGCCGATCGTCGCTCGCGCCGGCGCCATGAAGCCCTCGGCCGCGGTCACCGCGACCACCACCGGCGCCACCGGCTCGGTCAGCCTCACCTTCGCCGTCCCGACCGGCCAGGAGGGCGCCACCCCGCAGACCTACCGCGTGTACCGCGGTACGGCCGGCAACGAGACCCTGATCGGCATCGTCGACGCGGTCGTCACCACCGGCGGCGACGGCATCACCCCGATCTACGCCACGGCCATCCTCGACACCGGGGCGGCGCTCAACGTGTCGGCCCAGTCGGGCGCGGTGCAGGCGCCGGTGCAGAACACCCAGTACATCGGCGGCGGCGCCCAGAAGCCGCGGGCCGCGGGCGGCGAGGACATCTACCTCATCCCGCGCGACCCCGACATCCTCGTCCGCCCCTACGTCCGCGACGTCACGCCGCTGACGATCTACCCGACGGTCGCGTCGCCCGACCAGCTGCCCTTCGCACTCGCGACGGACACCACCCTCGCGGTCCGCGCCCCGAAGTACCTGGGCCGGCTCCGCAACGTGGTCGCCACGCTGGCGGCCTGAGTTCTCCCCTCCCGCCTGGTCGGGCGTCCTCGGGCGCCCGACCAGACGGGGGTCCTCACCTCTCACCCTGGACAGAAGGAGCCGTTATGGCGGTGCACGTACGAGCAGACCGACCGGCCAACACCCCGTTCGAAGGTGTCGAGTTCACCGAGGCGGGACAGGTCGTGGTCGTCGAGGACGACCACGCAGCCCGCGAGCTGCTGAAGATCGAGGGGTTCAGCGAGGTCGTGCCGCCGCCGGTCGCGGCCGACCCGGCCGACGGCGACGAGGCCAAGGCCGCAGCCGACAAGGCCGCCGCCGACAAGGCCGCCGCCGACAAGGCCGAGGCGGAGGCCAACGACAAGGCCGCCAAGGGCGCCCGCGGCAAGGCCGTCACCGAGTAGCCCCGCCGCCCGTCCAGCCTGGAGGTGCCCCCGATGGCGTACATCTACGAGCCGCTCGCGAGCGTCGCCGACATGGCGGACGGGCCCTACAGCTATGCACTGCGGGGCGCCACCGAGAACTACGTCAAGTCGACGATGGTGCGGGCGAGCCGCCGCATCGAGTCGATCTGCGGCCGGCGTTTCGTGCCCTACGTCGGCGCAGTCCACACCGAGCGCGCCGAGGGCGTCCCACCCGACGGCGACGGCGTCGGCCTGCCCGTCTCCACGGTCGGCGCCCTGCAGATGTCGCTGGCCCGCGCCTACGGCGCCGCAGGGCAGATGGTGCGCGACGTGTGGCTGGCCGACTACGCGCCGGTCGCAGCGCACCTGTGGACCTACAGCGACGTCACCGCCCTGGTGACCGCCCCCGTCGGGGGCGCCCAGTCGACCGGCATCTACGAGGGCCCCCACCCCGACACGGGGCACCTGCGGCTCCCGCTGGGCATCTACTGCCCCGTCGGCTCGACGATCGAGATCCGCCACTCGGGCGGCTACACCCTCGGCTACCCCGACGACCTCGTCCAGGCGGCGATGCTGCAGGCCACGAAGCTGTTCATCCTCGGGCTCGCCCCCGAGCGCCGCGGCAACCTCAGCACCGCCGACCTCGACAACGAGCTGGTGAGCCTGCTCGTCCCGTTCGGGGCGCCCGACCCGCGCCGCCAGATCCGGCGAGGCAGGGGCAAGGGATGAACATGGACCTCGCCCTGGTGGGCGCCACCGAGATGCAGGCCGTGCTGCACGGTTACGCCGCCCGCGCCGTCGGCGTGGAGGCCACCGCGTGGCCGGCGATCGCCGAGGACTTCCGGGCGATGTCAGCCCAGCGGTTCGCCGACAACGGGCCCGGCTGGGCCCCGCTCAGCCCCACCACCGTGCAGCTGAAGCGCGCCGCCGGCTACCCGCAGCCCGAGAAGATCCTCTACGCCACCGGCGCCCTCTACGACTCCCTCACCGGCGTCACCGAGCACTCGGTGTACGAGTCGACCCCCGATCACCTCACGGTCGGCACGTCGCTGCCCTACGCGAAGTACCACCAGCAAGGACCCCGCCAGATCCAGGTGTTCGGCCACGCATCCGCGACACTGCCGCAGCGCGAGCTCGTGCACCTCACCGAGTTCGACGCGCTGCGTTGGGGCCAGATCGTGCAGCTCGCCCTCGGCCGTGTCGGCGTCCTCACGACGGGCTTCTGATGACCACATCACCGCTGGGGCCGTTCATCGGGCCGGCGCACGTCCGGCAGGCCGTGAAGGCCACCCTCGACCGCTGGGCCCCGTTCTACGTCGCCGAGGCCATCCGCCAGGTCGGCGCCGACCCCGCCGAGATGCCCGGCTTCACCGACTTCGTGAACCAGCCCCTCACCTCCGTCGTGACCCACGAGGAGGCCCCCCGCTACGTCGTGGTGGTGCCGGGCACCCTGGCGCCGCCCGAGCGCCGCGGGAACGGCACCTACCGCGCCGTGTGGGACGTGCGCATCGAGCTGTGGATGTGGGGCGCCGACTACCAGCAGACCGAGGACAAGCTCAGCAACTACCTGACCGCGCTGCGGCAGCTGCTGCTGCAGCAGGCGTCGCTCGGCGGGTTCGCCGAGAGCACCACCTGGCGGGCCGAGCGCTACGCCCAGGTCCAGGGCGGCGACACCACCTACCGCACGTGGGGTCAGGCCGTGCTGCAGGTGGCGGTCAGCGTCGATGGCGTCGTCGACGCCTTCGCCGGCCCCGCCGTGCCCCCCGACGACCCGACGGCTCCGCCGCGCGCCGCCCCCGCCGTCACATCCACGCACGTCACCGTCACCCCCCGGCCCACGTAGAAGGAGGACCGCCGTGCTCGTCAAGAACGGCTGCACTCACGACGTCGATCTCGACAGCGGGCGCGTCCTCGCCCCGCGTGAACGCGCCGACGTCGACCGCTCCGCCCGCCACGAACTGCTCATCGCCGATGGGCTGCTCGTGCCCGTCAGCGAGGACGACGACGCCCCACCGGCCCCGACGGCCGACCCGCTCTCCGCGCCGCTCGCCGACTCCACCGAGGCCGGCGCCGACACCGCCGACACGGCCGACCCCGAAGGCCTGCCGTGGGCGGCCTACGACGCGGACGCCCCGACCGTGCTGTCGCTCGCCTCGGCCGAGGCTGCCGCGGCGGCCGGCGCCGACCCCGAGACCTCCGCCCTGGCACCCACCGACCCCGCGGCGTCGTCCGCACCTCAGGAGAGCTGATTCATGACCGCCCCGGGCATCACCGTCACCACGGCCGTCGCTACGCCGCCGCCGATCCCCAACGTCGCCACCGCCACCTGGTTCGTCACCGGCCTGGCCCAGCGCGGCCCGGTCGGCACGCCGATCAGCCTGCAGAGCATGGCCGACTTCACCACCAAGCTCGGCAGCCGCGCCGGCTACACCGCCCTCTACGACGCCCTCGACCTGTTCTTCCACGACGGCGGCCTGCTCGCCATGGTGTCGCGCGTCGTCGGCCCCTCCGCGGCCCCCGCGTCGGTGTTCCTCAAGGACTCCGCCACGACCCCGCTGAACACGATCAAGGTCAGCGCGAACAGCCCCGGCACCTGGGGCAACGCCCTCACGGTGCAGGTCGTCGCCGGCACCCTCGCCGGCACCTACCAGCTCGTGATCGCCTACAACGGCGTCACCGTGGAGCAGTCGCCGAACCTCGCCTCGCCCGCTGACGCGCAGAACTGGTCGTCGCTGAGCAACTTCATCGTCGTCGTCGACCAGGCCAACGCCACCGCCGCGCCGACGAACAACCCGGCCGTCGTCGCGGCTACCCCGCTGGCCAACGGCCTCGACGACAACGCCTCCATCGCCGAAGGCACCTGGACGGCCGCGCTCAACGCGTTCCCGCCCGACCTCGGCCCCGGCCAGGTCTCCGCGCCCGGCCGCACCACCGACGCCGCCCACGTCGCGCTCATGGCGCACGCGTCGGCCTGCAACCGCATCGCCCTGCTCGACGGCGTCGACACCCCGACCGCGGCCACCCTGATCTCCGCCGCCACCGCGGCGATCGCCGGCGGCGACGGCTCCCGTGGCTGCATCGTCGCGCCGTGGGTGACGATCCCGGGCATCCCGACCGGCACCGGCATCCCCGCGCCGTCGCGGGTCGCACCGCCCTCGGCGCTCGCGGCCGCCGCGATCGCCCGCTCCGACGCCCAGACGCTGAACCCGAACGTCGCGGCCGCCGGCTCCACCGCCGGCGCATCGTCGTTCGCGATCGGAGTGAGCCAGACCTACGTGGCGGCTGACCGCGGCAACCTCAACGCTGCCGGCATCAACGTCATCCGCAACATCGCCAGCGTGGTGCAGCTCTACGGCTTCCGCTCGATGAGCATCGACCCTCAGTTCACGCAGCTCAACTGGTGCCGCCTCCACATGGCCATCCAGGACGAGGGGCAGAAGATCGCCGCCGAGATCGCCCAGTTCTCCGCGATCGACGCCAAGGGGCAGCTGCTGGGCCGCCTCAACGGCCACCTGGCCGGCATGCTGCAGCGCTTCTGGCAGATCGGCGCCCTGTTCGGCACCTCAGCGACCGACGCATTCAAGGTCGACACCTCGTCCGCGGTGAACACGGTGCAGACCGCCGCCGCCGGCCAGGTACTCGCCGTGCTCAGCATCCGGCAGTCGGCGATGAGCGAGTTCACCCGCATCTCGATCATCAACGTGCCGCTCACGCAGTCCGTCTGATCGGCCCCTCCCTGGCACTGATCCACCGAGCCGCCCGGCACCCGCCGGGCGGCTCTTTCACGCCCGCTCCACGGCGACGGGCCCCCCGAAGGAGGCGGCATGAGCACCGCGCAGCAGTACCTGATCACGGCCAACGTCGGCGGTCGCGACCTCGGCGTCTACGACACCATGAAGGGCGGCGACGTCCAGACCAAGTCCGCCATGCACCGCCCCGGCGGCATGGGCCCGGAGAAGAGCTACCGGTCCCTCCCCACCTACGCGACGATCACCGTCACCCGCGTGCTCGAGCGCGAGCGCGACTGGGAGGTGCTGCGCTGGCTGATGGACCAGTCCGGCGGCGTCCGCGCCCAGATCACCAAGCAGCCCCTCGACGAGCAGGGCAACGCCTGGGGCACCCCGATGACCTGGTCGGGCCGGCTGCTCGGCGTCAAGGTCGGCGACGCGGACAGCACGTCGTCGAGTCCGCAGATGTACGACTTCGAGGTCGACCCCGAGACCCGCTCGTAGCCCTCTCGGCTCGACCGCTCACCCCTGGCCCCCTGGCCCCTACTCCTGGAGTTTCCGCATGTCCGCAGACCCCTCCGTCGTCGCCGTCAGCATGCCGGCGCCGATCGCCGCCGCCGGCCAGCACGCCGCGCCCGACTCCGCCGCGGAGCAGACGCAGCAGCTCGCCGCCCCCCGCCGGGCCGCCGCCGGCTCTCCCCTGCTCAGCCTCCGCGCCCGCAAGCAGCAGATGACGGATCTGCTCTACACCGACCTGCGGGTGCCGCGCTGGGGCGAGGTCGACGACGGCCCCGCCATCTGGGTGCGGTACGGCCCGGCTAGCCCGAGCGAGTTCTCCGACCGCATCGAGAAGATGCAGAAGAACAAGAACCGCCCGAAGGACTGGGCCATCAACGCCAACGCTCAGGTGCTGGTCAGCTCCTGCATCGGCGTGTTCGCCATCGAGGGCGCCGACGACTACGAGTACGAGCAGGAACAGCGGCCCCGGCTGTCGCTGCGCGACGACGACCCGCACGGCGAGTGGACCAAGTTCGACCCCGACCTCGCCTACAGCCTCGGGCTCGACGAGCACGCCGGTGCGATCGCCGTCGTGCGGGCGCTCTACCTCACCGAGGCCGACGTCACCTCCACCGCCACGAAGCTGCTGCAGTGGTCGGGCATGGTGCTGCCGAACCAGAACAAGGATTTTTCGGACTCCTGAGCGGCGGCGGCGACAGCGACCCTGAGCGCCTGGTCGACGCCGCCGCCGAAGCCCTCCTGCTCGGGATCGGCGACCCGATGACGTTCCTCGCTCTCGGCGGCGACGACTGGACCATCGCGGCTGCGGTGATCTCCCGGGCCCGTCGCCTCCACAACGAACGTCGCACCGAGGAGCTGAACCAGCTCGCCAAGGCGATCGGCAGCCACGTCGGCGACGCCATCGCGAAGCTGTTCAGCTGACCCGCGCGCCCCTCCGAGACGAGAGGGGCGCCCCCGCATGGACCTGCTCGAAACCGTCGGCGCCCGCATGGTGCTGATCGGTCAGCGCGAGTACGTCGCCGGCCTGGCCGAGGCGAACGCCGCCCTCGACGCCATGTCGGCGTCGGCGAAGGCGACCGTCGCGCCCAGCGAGCAGATGTCCGCTGCCACGGTCAAGAACCAGGCCGCGCAGAAGGAGCTCGCGGCGGCCATGAAGGCCGCCGTCGCAGCCCAGATGGACTACAACGCGGCCCTGCGCGCCGGTGCCGAGGCCGAGGCGCTCGCCGCGGCCGGCAGCGAGGAGTTCGCCGCCGCGAAGCGCGCCGAGGCCGACGCGGCGACCGCGGCCGCCCTCGCGATCCGCGATGCGGCACTGATCGAGGTGCAGGCGGCCGCCGAGAGCGCCGCAGCGGCCAGCACCGCCGCCGCTGAGGTGGCCGCCGCCGAAGAGCGCAAGGTCGCCGCCACCGAGGCCGGCGCGAAGAGCATGAAGGCGGCCGCGCTCGGCGTCGCCGCGATCGGCGCGGTTGTCACCGTGGCCTCGGTCAAGATGGCGGCCGACTTCCAGCAGAGCACCGAGCGGCTGGTCACCTCGGCGGGTGAGGCGCAGTCGAACCTGGACCTGGTCCGCCAGGGGATCTTGCAGATGGCCGGCGAGGTCGGCTACAGCGCCGAGGCGCTGTCCACCGCCATGTACAAGGTCGAGTCCGGTGGGCAGCACGGCGCCGCCGGCCTCGACGTGTTGAAGGCGGCGGCGCAGGGCGCGAAGACCGAGAACGCCGACCTGACCGTCGTCGCCGACGCCCTCACCAGCGTGCTGCAGGACTACCACCTCAAGGCCAGCGACTCGGCCGACGTCACGAGCAAGCTGGTCGCGGCCACCTCGCAGGGCAAGATGACCTTCGAGGAGCTGTCCGGGTCGCTGTCGTCGGTGCTGCCGATCGCCTCGGCGAACCATGTCGCGCTCGAGGACATCCTCGGCGACCTCGCCTCGATGACCGTGCACGGCATGTCGGCGCAGCAGGCGACGCAGAACCTCTCCGACGTGATCAAGCACATGGCCGCGCCGACTCAGGTGCAGGCCAAGGAGCTCGCCGCGCTGGGCATCAACGCGCAGCAGCTGTCGAGCGACCTCGGCACGAAGGGCCTCTCCGGGACCCTGCTGGAGATCACGACACGCATCCAGCAGGGCATGGGCGACGGCGCCCAGAAGGTCATCGTCAACCTCCAGAACGCCCTCAAGGGCCTCCCGGGCCCTGTGCAAGACCTCGGCCGGAAGCTGCTCGACGGGTCGATCAGCCTCAAGGACTACACGAAGGCCGCGAAGGATCTCGACCCGATCTCGGCGAGCCAGGCGGTCAGCTTCAAGACCCTCGCGACCAACTTCTACCAGGTCGGCACGCAGCAGGTCACCGGCATGTCGGCCATGCAGTCCTACTCCGATGCGCTGCGCCGGGCGACCGGCGACGCGACCGGCCTCAACGTCGCGCTGATGCTCACCGGGGAGAACACCTCCACCACGACCAACGACATCGACGTCATCCGCAACGCCACCAAGGACGCCTCCGGTGACGTCAAGGGCTGGACCGAGATCCAGGAGACGCTCAACGTCAAGCTGTCGCAGGCCGGCTCGGCCCTCGGGTCGCTCGCGATCAGCATCGGCACCTACCTGCTGCCGCCGCTGACCGTGCTCGTCGGGTGGATCGCCGACGGCGCGACCTGGCTGAGCCAGCACCAGACCGTCGCGATGGCCCTGGCCGGGGTGCTGGGCGGCATCATGGTCGCCTCGGTCGTGGCGCTCACCGTCGCCTTCTATGGGTGGGCATCGAGCGCACTGGCCGTCACCGTGGCCGGCGCCCCGCTGTAGGCGATCATGCTGGCGATCATTGCCGTAGTCACAGCGGTCGCCGTGGCGGCCTACTTCATCATCGACAATTGGGGGCCGATCTCGGCCTTCTTCGTTGGCCTGTGGGAGACCGTCAAGGGCGCCTTCGTCACGGCCTGGCAGGCCATCGGCGCGGCAGCCAGCTGGCTGTGGGACAACGTGCTCTCGCCCGTGTTCTCGGCTATCGGGCTCGCGGTGCGCATCCTGATCGCGGTCGTGTGGACCGTGCTGGTGTCACCATTCGTCATCGCGTGGAACGTTCTCGCTGCGATCGTCAATGCGGTCTGGCTGAACACCATCAAGCCCGGCTTCGACGGCATGGGGATGGCGGCCACTTGGCTCTGGAAAAACGCCATTGAGCCAGCCTGGAATGGCATTATGTACATCTCCAATGTGGTGTGGAATTGGCTTAACGCCAACGTTTTCACGCCGATAAAGGTCGGCCTCCAGCTCATGGGGATCGGCTTCCAGGTTCTCTGGCAGACATACGTCGTCCCGGTGTGGAATGGCATTCAGGCGGCCATCGGAACGGCGTGGAACTGGATCAAGGCCAACGTTTTCACGCCGATCAGCACGGCCGTCACGCTGATGGGTATCGGCTTCCAGGTTCTCTGGCAGACGTACGTCGTGCCTGTTTGGAATGGCATCAAAGATGCCATCGGCACCGCCTGGAACTGGATCAAGACGAACGTTTTCGACCCGATCGGCGTCGCACTCAAGGTGCTCGGTCAGGCGTTCGACGACGCCCAGAAGATCATCGGTCAGGTCTGGACCGGCGTCGAGCAGGCAGTCGCCGTCCCGATCCACTGGGTGGTCGACACCGTCTACACCCACGGGATCAAGGCCGTGTGGGACGGGGTTGCCGACTTCGTCGGGCTCGGGCACCTGCCCGATGCGCCGCAGTTCGCCGGCGGTGGCGTGATCGGCGGCTACGCGCCGGGCCGCGACACCGTTCCCGCGATGCTCTCCCCCGGGGAGGCCGTGCTCGTCCCCGAGCTCGTCGCGGCGATCGGCCCGCAGACCATCCTCGCGCTCAACGCCGCAGCCAGCGGCGGCCGCCCCGCCACCGTGCTCGGCAACTTCGCCGGCGGCGGCGTGGTCGGCAACCCGGCGCCGGTGGCCGGCGGCAGCGGCGGCAGCGCCGGCGGGGTCGGGTCGACCATCCTCGGCTGGCTCGGCTCGGCGGTCGGGTCGATCGGCGACTTCCTGTCCGACCCGGTCGGGAAGATCAAGGCGTGGCTCGGTGGCGTGATCACCGGCGCCGAGGGTGCGGCGTCGTCGCCGATCGCGCAGATGCTGGTGAAGGTCCCAGGCAAGGCGGTCGACGGCCTGGTCCAGAAGATCACCGACTGGTGGAACGCGATGCTGGCCGCCGCCGCCAACGCGGTCGGCGGCCCGGTCGGCTCGGCGCCGGCCGCGGTCGGCGGCAACGCGGCCCTGGTGCAGTCGATGGCGGCGGCGCGCGGCTGGACCGGCGCCCAGTGGGACGCGCTGTACGCGGTCGTGATGCGGGAGAGCGGGTTCCGCAACAACGCGCAGAACCCGACCTCGACCGCCTACGGCATGTTCCAGTTCCTCGACTCCACGTGGGGCGCGTACGGGGCGTCCAAGACGTCGGACCCGGCCGCGCAGACCACCGCCGGTCTGAACTACATCGCGAGCCGCTACGGCTCCCCGGCCGGGGCGCTGGCCCACGAGCAGGCCTACGGCTGGTACTCCGGTGGCGGGCTCGCGCCGCCGCTCACCCCCCGCGCCGACGGGGGCCCGGTGACCGCCGGGCAGAGCTACCTGGTGGGTGAGCGCGGCCCGGAGCTGTTCGTGCCGACGCAGAGCGGCACCGTCATGTCCGCCGATGACACCTCCGCCCGGCGCCGCACCGGCGGCCCGAGTGGCGGCCCGACGATCCCCGGATCCACCGTGGTGCACGTCCACCCGGGCGCCGTCGTGCTGAACAAGGTCGTCAACGCCCAGGAGGCGTACGAGGCCGTGAAGCAGGGCATCTCCGACGCCGTCGCACGCCGCTGACCGGGAAAGGGGTGATGACCAGTGCCGCAGCCTGACCTGTTCATCACCCCGATCCGGCCGGCCGGCCCGACGGTCGGGTTCGGCCTGGCCGACGTCGGACAGCTCGCGCAGTACGGGTCGGGCGGCTCGGTCTGGACCGCGGTCGCCCGCCCGCGCCGCAAGGCGTTCCTGGAGTTCACCGCCGACTCCCTGATGCAGCTCACCCTGCCCGTGATCCTCGACGGGTCGGACAACGACGTCTCCATCGAGGATCAGGTCGCCCTGGTGTCGGGGTGGATGCGCCCGACCGCGGCCACCGGCGAGCCGCCCCTGCTGAGCCTGGTCGGCCCGGTCGACCAGTCGGGGGTCGCCGAGTGGGTGGCGATCACGATCGCCTGGGGTACCGAGCAGATGCGCCGCCGCGACGGCGCGCTCGTGCAGCAGGACGTCGTGCTGACCCTCGTCGAGCACGCGGGCGCGATCGTCACCGCGCCGACCCCGACCCTGTCGGCGCAGCTGTCCGCGGCGCTGAGCGTCCTGTCGCAGACCGGCGCCCAGGTGCCCGCCCAGCTGGCCGAGCTGATCCAGCAGTTGCCGTCGCTGCTGTCGGCCGCGCCGGCCGCGGTCGCCAGCGAGGTCACCACGCAGCTCGCGGAGTTCGTCGCGAGCATCCCGAACAACCCGGCCGGCGCCGCCACCGTCGTGTCCGCGGCGCTGCCGCAGCTTGCGCAGCTGCTGCCGACGCTGGGCGGCGGCCGCGCCTACTTCGTGCGCGACGGCGACACCCTCGCCCGCATCGCCGCTCGCGAGCTCGGCGACTACAAGAAGGCCAACATCATCGCCATCCTCAACGGCATCCGCGACCCGCTCAGCGTGCTGCCCGGCCGCCGGATCCTGCTGCCGTGACCTCGCCGCTGCTGCCGGGCCCATCCGAGGCCACGGCGACCCTGATCGGGCAGGCCAACAGCCCGGCCCTGTCGGGCATCAAGCCCGAGCGGATGACCGTCGTCGAGTACGGCCGCACCCTCGCCTCCTACAGCGGCGACCTGGTCACCGGGGCGAGCCTGTCTCGCTCGATCACGCAGGCCGCCACGCTGAAGGTGTCGTTCATCGACCCGGCCCGCGTCATGATGGCCAGCCCGATCCTCAATGAGGCGGTCACGATCGACACCGGCGCCAACCCGCCGGTGCGTTTCAAGCTCGTGCAGGTCAACAAGGCCGGCGACGTCATCTCTGGCACCTACGAGGATGCCGTAGTCGCGAAGCTGCGCGCGCAGACCGGGCAGCTCGCGGCCGCCTCCGGGGTGACCACGCGGGTGCAGTTCGCGCAGCAGCTGCTGCGCGCCGCCGGCATCCCCGCGATCGTCGCCCCGAACACCCCGAAGGCGCTCGTTCCGCTCACCCGCGGCACCTCCAACGCCACCGACGAGGACTCGTGGGCGTGCCTGGTGCGGATCGCCTCCGACGTCGGGTACCGGTGCTTCTCCGACGGTGTCAGCGTGTGGTTCGGGCCCGACTCGTGGCTGCTCGGCTACGCCCCCGCCATGCAGATCGGCGAGTACAGCGACGCGGTCGACACGATCGACTTCGACCACGACATCGGCAAGCCCGTCGCCACGGCGAAGGTCGCGACCTACGCCGCCCGCTGGACGGCCGGCCTCGGCGCCCGGGTGGCGGCGCGCAACCTGGCCGCCGGCTCGGGCGACTGGATCGTCTCGGAGATCTCCCGCGACCTGTACCGGGAGGCGACCGCGGTCAGCCTGGTCAGGAGCCAGCCGACCCTGCCCGAGCCCGCCCCGACCGACACGGGCACCGGCGACACGCACACCGTGTCCTTCCAGGCGAGCAACTGACCCCGGGAAGGATGGCCCGTGGGCGAGATCGGTTCGGACCTGAACTTCGTGATCAACCAGCAGCCCGCCCCGACGCAGGCCCTGCCCGGCCTGCAGGAGGCGCTGGTGCTGTCGGCCGACACCGACGGCCTGTTCGTGACGATCCCGACGTTCCACCCCGACTGGTCGTTCGGGCCGTGCCGCTACTCGTGGCCGATCCAGGGGTATCCCCCGGTCAACTCCGCGTGCCTGGTCGGCTTCGTCGGGGACGACCTCACCCGCCCCTACGTCGCCGCCTGGGCTGATGCCCCCCGCACCCCGCTGCAGCTGCCCGGCGCCCCCGCCGAGACCCGCTACGTGGGCGGCACCACCTCGGGCCCGCCCACCACCGGCACATTCCGCGTCGGCGACTTCGTCGTCGACCAGTCCGGCCTGCTGTGGATCTGCCGCACAGCCGGCTCCCCGGGCGGGTGGCGCTCCAGCCAGGACAAGCCCGTCGGCGACATCGAGCTGTCGCTCGCGCTGAAACCGAACCAACTTGCCCTGGTCGGGCAGACCGTGCTGCGGTCCGCGTACCCGGCGCTGTGGGCGTGGGCGCAGGCGAAGAGCCTGGTCGCGACCAACCTGTTCGGCGCCGGCGACGGCAGTACGACGTTCGTGCTGCCGAACCTGTCAGGCCGCGTCCCGGTCGGCGTCGGCACCCTCGGCGCCGACACCTACGCGCTCGGCGGCGTCGGCGGATCCACCCTGAAGACGCTGCTCACGGCCAACCTCCCCGACCACGACCACCAGATCACCGTCGACACCCACGGCAACCACCACCACGACCTCACCGGCGGCACCGTTCCCAGCGGCGGCAACCATGGCGGCCACTTCCCGGGTGACCAGGTGATCGCCGCCCGCGGCCCCGACTACGGGGTGTCGCCGTGGAACTCGGGCGGCGTCGACTCCGGCAACCACGGCCACGGCGCCGTCGCCGTGTTCGCCATCGACAACTCCGCCGGCTCGCACACGATGCACCGGGTCGCGCTCCCCGCTGCGACAGCGTTCGATGCTCGCCCGGCCTACGCCCCGCTCATGTTCGCGATCTGGTACTGAGAGGGGGGCCGATGGAGATCACCGAGGCTGCGCGCCGCGCGGTCCGTCGCGACGACTGCAAGCGCCTGGGTCACACGCTCGCGATCGACGAGGCGATCAGCAACAACCCCCAAGAGTCCAGCGAGGGCGCGACCCGCGTCCGCTCGGCCAGCGGCCACCGCGTCCCGCACCTGTACTGCCGCCGCTGCGGCGAGGTGTGGCTGATCCCGTTCGGGAGCGCCCCGACCTACGACGACGCGATCGCACTCCTGCACGCGCTGGTGCCGCTCTACAGCGACGACCTCATCCCACCCCCTGCGCCTGAGCCGGGGCCGGCCGACGTCGGCCACGGCCACGGCCACGGCGCCCCCAGCGAGCCCCCCGCCCCGGCCGCCGAGGCCGCCGACCATGACCGCGGCCACGACCTGGACCCGCGGGGCCTCATCGAGCCCGCATAAGCACGAGAAGGGGGCGCCACCGTGGCCGTCAACCACTTCGTCATCCCCTTCCAGTACGACGCCACCGGCGCCGCCGCGGTCGTCGAGCAGGACACCATCGGCGAGCTGTCGCAGTGCGTACGGGTACTGCTGTCGACACCGCTGGGCACCCGCATCGAGCAGTTCGACTACGGCATCCCGGACGTGACATTCACCAGCGAATCCCGGGTGATCGCGCAGATCCAGGCGGCACTGGCCCGCTGGGAACCCCGCGCCATCGGCACCCAGCTCACCGTCACCCCGGGCAGCGATGGCTCAACCTCGATCATCGCGAAGATCCCTGAGGAGCACCGTTGACCACGCCCGCGCAGTCCGTCGCAGGGTCGGCCGGCTACATCGCACTGCCGGTCACCACCGACCCCGACAAGCTCGCCGCCGACGCGCTGGCCTACCTCGCCCTGCAGCAGCCCGGATGGGTCGCCCGCGAGGGCCACCTCGAGGTCTGGATGATCCGCGCGTTCGCCCGCATGTGCGCCGAGACCGCAACCGTGGCCGCGCAGGTGCCGCTGGCGATCTTCCAGTACTTCGGCAACCGGCTACTCGGACTCCCCGCCGAGCAGGGCGCAGCCGCCGGCATGAACAGCACGTGGACGCTCAACGACACCGCCGGGCACCTCATCCCCGCCGGCACCACCGTCGCCTACTCGATCAGCGCCCGCCAGACGATGCTCTTCCAGACGGTCGCCGACTACACCGTGCCCGCCGGGCAGTCGGTCACCCCCGCCGGGGCGATCGCACTGCAGGCGGTCCTGCCGGGCACCCAGGGCAACGGCCTGGCCCCGGCCGCGCTCAGCCTCGTCGATGCGCTCGCGTTCGTCGTGAGCGTCCAATCGACCACGACCAGCGCCGGGGGCGCCGACACCGAGACCCAGTCCGACTACCTCGACCGGCTCTCCGACGAGCTACGCCTGCTCGCGCCGCGCCCGATCCTGCCAGCCGACTTCGCCGCCCTGGCCCGCAACGTACCCGGCGTGACCCGCGCCGCCGCCCTCGACGGCTACAACCCGGCCGACTCCAGCTACAACAACGCCCGCATGGTCGCGGTCGGGGTGGTCGACGCCAACGGCAACGCGCTCTCGTCCTCGGTGAAGGCCGCCGTCACCACGGCGCTGCAGGCCCAGCGCGAAATCAACTTCGTGGTCAACGTGATGGACCCGACCTACTCCACGGTCAAGGTCACCGCGTCGCTGGTGTGCGCGCCCGGCTACGACCCCGACGGCGTCACCGCGGCCGCCGTCGCCGCGCTGCAGGCCTACCTGTCGCCCGCGAACTGGGGCGGCCCCAACCTCGCCTGGACCAACACCACCGTCGTCCGCTACCTCACCGTCGGCGGCATCCTCGACGACATCCCCGGGGTGCGCTACGTCGCCAGCCTGACCATCGGGATCGGCGCCGGTGCGATGTCGGCGGCCGACGCCACCCTGGCCGGCCCGATCCCGCTGCCCCAGCCGGGCGCCATCAACATCACCACCTCGGTCGCCCTGACCTGACCCGACCCCGCCCTTGCTCGCGCCTCACCGATCCAGAGGGCGAGGTGGTGACGGGTGTCGATCTCTCCCGTCGGTGCACTGCAGTCCGTGGCCGCCAACGGCGCCACCACCCGCGCCGTCACCACCCACGCCATCGGGAACCTGCTGCTGGTCAGCACCCTGACCACGTCGCCGGTGCAGGTCACCGCCGTGTCGGGTGGCAACGCAATCGGCTGGACCCGCGTCGCCGGCCCGTTCACCGCGCAGGGCGACATCCAGCAGATCTGGGCTGCAGTCGTCGCCAACGTCGGCTCGGGCGACCCGGTCGTGCTGAGCATGACCGGCGGCGCCGGCAACTCCTACACCGAGATCGACGTGCAGGAGTTCACGGCCGGCCTCGGCTCGGCCACCCAGTGGATTGCCGGCGCCTGGGGCCAGCTGCAGAACTCGTCGTCGACGCTGGCGACCTACCCCCGACTGGTGCCCACCGCCGCCGGGCAGCTCTACTTCGGCCACTCCGTCTCCGCCGCCGCCAATGCCCTCCACCAGGGCGGCGTCACCAGCGGTTACACGTTCCTGACGAACGCCGCCGGCGACGGCATCGCCTTCAACCCGAACTGTTCGGGCGGCGCCCAGCAGCCCATCGCGACCCTCACCCAGTCGTCCCAATCGGCCACGATCGCGGTGCTCATCTCCGTCGCCGGCACCGTCGCCGGCGTCACCCTCGGGTCGGTCACGCTGGCCGGCGCCGGTGGGTTCGGCGCCGCCGCGACCGCCCGCACCCCGCTCGGACTGCTGTCGGCGACCTTCGCCGGCACGAGCCAGCTCACCGCCTACCCCGGCGTGCGCCCGGCGCCGCCGCCCCCCGGCTCGGAGCTGCCGCCCCCCGGCGGCGGCCTGCCGCCCGGGCCGCCGCCCCGCAACGACCCCACCCCGGCCGGCCTCGTGCTGTACGGGGAGCTCGCGCACCTCCGCACGGGCGACTCCGCGCTCGGCTACCCGCTGCGCACCTTCGTCGACGCCGCCGCCGGCCACATGCTGCAGCAGCTCGACGACCTCGTGCGCGACACCCCCGACGGGCCCGGCTGGTCCCAGGCCGTCGACACCGGCCGGGCCCCGACCTACGCCCTGCCGTGGCTGGGCCAGTTCATCGGGGTGCGCGCCGACCCGTCGAAGTCCGACGCCGCTCAGCGCGCCCAGATCGACGCCAAGGCCGGCTTCGCCCGCGGCACCCTGGCCGCGGTGCTGGCGGCCGCCGAGTCGGTGCTCATCCCCGGCCAGCACGCCACGATCACCGAGCGCAGCCCCGACCCGTACCACTTCACCGTCACCGTCGCGACCGCTGCCGCCCTGGTCAAGACCTACGCCGACGAGACCGCCACCTACCCGACATACCCGCTGCTCGCGGCGGCCGCGACGAACTACAACACGTTCATCCCTGACACCCTCGCGGTGAAGGCCGCGGTGCAGGCCGCCAAGCCCGCCGGGCTGCTGTTCGTGATGGTCGTCGCCGGCCAGGCCCCGCTCGTCGGCACCGGCGCTCTCGGGCTCGCCCCGAAGGCGTTGGTGTCGAGCAGCCGCTCCTTCGCCGGCGCCGGCTCGCTGTCCGCAGCCGGGCAGGTCGTCGTCGACAACGCGACCGCCACCCTGGCCGGCGCCAGCGTGTTCGACCCGGGCGGCCTGCTGGTGCCCACGGCCGCCACCCTGGCCGGCGCCGGTGCTCTCGGCGCCAACGCGCAGGCCACCCAGACCGACGCCGCCACCCTGGCCGGCGCGGGCAGCCTCGCCGCCGCGGGCACCCCGTCGGGGTACCCGCAGCTCGTCCAGTCGTACTACGTGCCCGACACCTCATCGGGCACGTCCGCCCTCACGACCCCCAGCTTCACCCCCGCCGCCGGCGAGGTGCTGGTGGTCAAGGTCTACGCCGACGACACCCCGACAACCATCGGCACGATCAGCGGCGGCAGCCTGACCTGGACGACGCGGGCCAACCAGACCGCGAGCTCCAACGCGCCCGGCAAGCTCGCCACCGCGGTCGTCGGGAGCAGCCCAGCCGCCATGACCGTGTCCGTCGCGTTCGGCGGGTCGGCCGGCCGGCGCGCGATGGTCGTCGAGCGCTGGACCAACGCCGCCCTCGCGGCGTCGCCAGCGATCGGCTCGAGCCAGTCGAACACGACCTGCTCGCAGACCGTGAGCACCGCCCAGAAGAACAGCGTCGTCTCGTGGATGGCGGCCGACTGGAACAACGTCGCGCCCGGCACCCCGACCTACCGAGGCGCTGGCAACGTGCAGGAGGGCCTCTACCCGAACAGCTCGACGATGTACTTCGGCTACCAGCCCGCCCCCACGCAAGGCACGCAGACCTTCGGCGTGTCGTCCCCGACGGGGCAGAAGGCGTCGATGGCCGGCATCGAGATCCAGTCGCTCACCCCCTGACCGAACGACCAGAGAAGGGGGGCATCCCCGCATGGCCGCCACCACCCCGCGCATGGCGATCCCGTACCCGACGGGCAGCGACACGAACAACGTGCCGGGCGACTTCCAGCGCCTGGCCGTCGCGCTCGACACCATCGCCGCGGTCTACCTGGAAGGGACCGCCGCAACCCGCCCGCCCGCCGGCGAACACGGCCGCTTCTACTTCGGCACCGACAACGGCCGCATCTACTACGACTGGGGCGGCGGCTGGATCACGCTCAACGCCGACACCCTCACCAGCACGATCCTCGCCGCCGGTGACCTGATCATCGGGTCAGGTCCGGGCGCGGTAACGAACCTGCCCGTCGGCGCCGAGGGTCAGGCGCTGGTGTCGTCGGCCGGCCTCCCGAACGGCGTCGGCTGGGCCGACGTCGCCGGGCAGCCCCGCAAGATGACCGGCGCCCTGGCCGCCGCCCGCTTCGTCGGCGGAACCGTCCAGGGCGCCCCGACCTCGGGCTCGTTCCTCGCGGGCGACTTCGTCGTCGACCAGACCGGCAACATGTGGATCTGCTACCAGGCCGGCTCGCCCGGTCAGTGGCGGCCGCCGTTCACGCCGGCCCTCGGCCAGCCCGCCCCGACCGACGGCGCCGTCTCAGCGACGCGATTCGTCGGCGGCACCAGCTCGGGGCCGCCGATCATCGGAACCTACTTCCGCGGCGACTTCGTCATCGACCAGTCGGCCGCGGTGTGGGTGTGCGTCTCAGGCGGCACCCCGGGCACCTGGGTGGGCCTGGTGAAGCACGCCTGCTACACGTCGTTCCAGTCGGTGGCGCAGACGATCCTCGCGCTGGTCTGGGCCGACCTGCGGTTCGACACCGTGGTGATCGACACCGACCAGGGCCACGACCGCAACAACGGCCGCTTCTACACCTGCCGCCGCAAGGGCACCTACAAGATCAGCGGCAGTGTCGCGTTCCCCGGGTTCTCCGCCTCGGGCGGCGGCGTCGGCTGCCGCATCACCTTCAACGGCGACCCGGTGATCGGCACCGCGAACTTCGACCCCGTGATCAGCATCGGCTTCAACACCACGCCGTGCCACACGGTGCAGCTGGAGCTCAACGTCGGCGACATCGTCGCCATCCAGGGCTGGCACCCGGCCTCGTCGAGCCAGGACACCTCGGTCGACCAGCCCGACGTGCGGTGCCGCTTCAACGTCGAGCAGCTGCGCTGATCTTCCCGCCCCAACGAACTGCGACGGGGGGTCCGCAGTGCTGCTCCCGCGGCGACTCGCGAATGCGATTCTCGTGACCGTCTCGATCGTCTGGGTGATCAATTTCGGGGCGCAGTTTGTCGTGCCGGACTACCACTCCGACGTGTCGATCAACGGGATCTTCATTGCGGTCGTCGGCGGCGCGTTCGCGCTCAGCCGCAAGGGCGGCGACGACGACGAGGACGGCGACGACGACGGCGATCCGCCGCCGCGCCCGGTCATGCCGCCCCCGCGGCGCGACCCCCCGCGGCGCGACCACCAGCGCCGTACGCCCGACCCGTACCGCGGCCCCAACGGCCGCGACCGCCGCGACGACCGAGGCGGCTACTCCGACGACCGGTGGCCGCCGCCGCGCCCCCGGCACCGCTCCAACGACCCGGAAGGTGACCCGTGGCCCCGCAACGGCACGTCCGACGGCCAGGGCCTCGCGCCCGCCGCCTCGGAGAGCTCGGCCGAACGGTCCTTGGCGTCCTCCTCCTGCTGATGGCGGCGTACGCCACGTACGAGTCATACGCGGCGCAGCGCGGCCTGGCCGCGGTCGCGGCGTGCCAGATCCAGTCGAATACCGACTTCCGGGTGGCGGTGACCGCGCTCAGCGACGCCACCGGCGACCTCGACGTCGCCCAGCTCAACCTGCTCTCCGCGCGCGGCACCGCCGCCGATCGGGAGCGCGCCGCCGCCACCTACGCCCAGGCCGTGCGCGACCGCATCGCCGCCCGCAACGCGCACCCCCTCGTCCTGCGGGACTGCACCGGAGTGGGGGACTGACGATGGCCTTCGAGTCGGCGTTCGAGAAGGTCCGCGAGCGCATCACCGCCACCCGCACGGCGGTCACGTCGAGCAGGGTCACCGGGCTGACGATCCTCGGCGCATTCCTGATGGTCGCCGGCATCGTGCTCACCTACCACGCGAAGAGTGCCGACACGAACGCCGCCGCCGCCAACGACCAGGCCAACGCCGCCACCCAGCAGCGCGACGCGACCGCCCAGCAGGCCACCAGCCTCGCCGATCAGGTGGCCGCCGCGTGCCGCGCAGGCGGCGACGCCGCCGCCCAGCTGGAGGCGATCGGAGCCTGCCAGCAGGCCGCCGTCGTCAAGGCGGCCCCGATCGTGGTGCCGGCCGCCGAGGCGGCCAGCCCGGCCGCGATCGCCACCGCCGTCGCCCAGTACATGGCCGCCCACCCGCCACCCGCCGGGCGCCCACCCACCCTCGCCGAGATCACCACCGCGGTCGCCCAGTACCTCACCGATCACCCGCCGACACCCGGGCGGCCACCCACCGCCGACGAGATCGCGGCCGCCGTCTCGGGCTACCTCGCCGCCCACCCACCCGCACCCGGGCGCGACGGACAGCCGGGCGCTTCGGCAACAGATGCGCAGGTAGCGGCCGTGGTGGCCGCCTATCTGGCCGCTCACCCGCCCGCCGCCGGCCCACCCGGGCGCGACGGCACCCAGTGCGACCCCGGCCAGCACCGCGACCGGGTGACCTACCCCGATGGGCGGGTGGGCAGCGGGTGCGTCGACGACACCCAGCCGCCTCCCCCCACCACCGATCCACCCACCGCCCCGCCCGCCACGGGCGACCCCGGCGGAGTTCCCCCATCCAACTGAAAGCCTCCCGACAGGAGCCTCTCCATGAAGCGCTACTCCCTGCTCGTCGCTGGCATCGCGGCCACCGCGCTACTTGCCGGCGCGCCCGCGATGGCCGCCGCCCCGGTCGGCCCGGACACCGTGGGCTGCGCCGAGGCGATCGCGCGCGTGTCTGCCGCCGCCCGCACCGCGGTCGCCGCCTCCGACCACCTCGCAGGCCTGCAGAGCGCCCTCGCCGCCGACCAGGTCGCCGTCACCACCGCGCAGAAGAACCTCACCGACGCTGTCGCCGCGCTCGCCGCGCACCCCGGCACCCCGGCCCTCATCGTCGCTGTCGACACCGCCACGAAGGCCCTCGTCGCCGCACTGGCCCAGGTCGCCAAGGACGCCGTCCCCTCCGACGCGCTCGACGCCGTCACCAAGGCCGAGGCCGCCCTGAAGGCCGCGCTCGAGGCGAAGGTCGCGGCCTGCACGCCGGTCGTGGTGCCGCCGACCACCGTCGCGCCGCCGCCGACCACGGTCGTGCCGCCGCCGACCACGGTTGCGCCGCCGTCCACCACGGTCGTCGTGCCGCCGCCCACCACCGTCGTCGTGGCGCCCGCCGCCCGGTTCCCGGTCGGCGCGCCGGACACGGGCGAGGAGTAGACCCCTCGTGCACAGGGCCCCTGGCAGGGTCGCCACCTACGGCGTGCTGGCGGTCATCCTGGCCGGCCTGGCCGTGATCGGTGGCGTGGCCCTTCGTAGCTCGATGGCCGTTCCGGCGCCGCCAGCCTCGCCTGCGGCGTCCACGAGCTCGGCCGCGCCGGCCCCGCTGGCGGCGGCGTCGGTCGCGGACCCCGTCTCCGTCACGGTGCCCGCGATCGACGCCCACTCCAGCCTGATCAGCCTCGGGCTCAACGCCGACCACACCGTCGAGGTGCCGTCACTGGCGACGCCGATGCAGGCCGGCTGGTACCGCGGCTCGTCCAAGCCGGGCGCGCCCGGCCCGGCAGTGCTGCTCGGGCACGTCGACAGCCACGGCCACCCCGGCATCTTCTACCGGCTCAAGCAGGTCAAGGTCGGCGACCAGATCCGGGTCGACCGTTCCGACGGGTCGACAGTCACCTTCGTCGTCACCCGCACCGCGACCGTGCCCAAGAGCGCCTTCCCGACGGAAGAGGTCTACGGGCCCACTCCCGGCCCGACGCTGCGCCTGATCACGTGCGGCGGCGAGCTGGACGCGGCCCACCACAACTACCTGTCCAGCGTCATCGTCTGGGCCGAGCTCGCGGCCTGATCGGAGATCTGCCATGGCCGAGCCCGCGATCGGCGTGCGCGCCCTGAACAGCTCCCGCGCTGTCGGCGACAACCCGCACCCGACCCGCGTCGTCATCCACGCCACCTGCCCCGAGGTGGGCTACCCGCATGCCTCGGCGGCCGGGCTCGCGCTGTCGACGGCGCACTACTTCGCCGGCGGATCCGCCGGCGGGTCGGCGCACTACGTCTGCGACGTCGCCGGCGAGCAGCACTGCGTGCCCGACACCACCGTCGCCTACCACGCCCCGCCCAACGTCAACAGCCTCGGCATCGAGATCTGCGCCGAGGGCGGCGACTACCGGCAGAGCTACACCCGGGAGCAGTGGCTCGCCGACGACGTGTGGCCGGCGGTCGCGCGGGCCGCGGCACGCACCCGGGAGCTGTGCGATCGGTTCGGCATCCCCCTCGTGCGGCTCACCTCGGCCGACCTGCTCGCCGGCCGGCACGGCATCTGCGGCCACGTCGACGTCAGCAAGGCCTGGCACCAGAGCACGCACAGCGACCCCGGCCCCGGGTTCCCGTGGGACCGGTTCATGGCCGCGGTCACCGGCGACCACGAGCCCGCAGCCCGGCCCGCCCCGAGGCGGCCGCCCGCCCAGGAGGACGAGATGTACATCCGCTACCAGCCCGACAAGACCAAGCCCCAGGTCATCACCGCGATCCTGTCCGGCGGCGTCCTGGTCGGCCTCGGCGACAGCGAGGTCGTGTCGGCGCAGGCCGCGATCGACAAGGGCCTCGCCGTCGAGCAGTGGGTCGAGAAGGTCACCTGGGACGAGCTGGACCGCCGCTCCAAGCGGCTGTGCCGGCTCCGCCCCGACGGCACCGCTGACGACTCGCCGACCGCCGGATGAGCGGCCCGCTGCCCGACGTCACCGCGGGGCAGCACCGGCTCGACACCGGCGGCCAGGGCGCCAGCGAGCCGGTCGTGCTTGCGCACGCCGTGACCACGCTGCTCTACGCCACCGCCGCCGCAGGCTGGCTCGTGATCCCCGACAAGACGATCGACCTCATCGGCACCGTGCTGGCACTGGTGCTGGCGGTCGCGGGGACCCTCGCCGCCCGCGCCCGGGTCTCCCCGGTCGGGCGCATCACCTGGGACGGGGTGCGCGGCGTGATCCGCGCGATGGTCTACGAGGAGATCGACCGACTGGCCGCGGCAGCCCCCGCGCTCGCCACCCCGGCGGTCACCGCCGACGCCCTCACCGCCGCGCTCGCCGCGATCGCCGAGGCGCGCGTGCCCGCGACCGGCCCCCAGGGCACCGCCACGATGCCAGCCCAGGGAGGCGAGGTGTGACCGCCCTCCACAAGGACCTGTACCTCGACCAGGGGGCCGACTGGCCGGGCGAGGCCTTCGCCATCGTCGACGCCGACGGCAACCCGAAGATCCTCGGGCCGTCGATGATCGCGACCGGCGTCATCGCCGACCGCGACGGCGCACCGCTGTTCACCTGGTCGAACAACCCGACCATCGAGCAGGGCCTGGTGCAGTTCCAAGGCCAGTTCTTCATCCCGACGGTCACCGCCGCCCAGACGCTGCTGTGGCGCTTCGCCAACGCGCCCTACCAGCTGTACCTGGAGGACCCGGCCGCGCCGCTCGCCGACCGCAAGATCCGCGTCGGCGACGGCACGCTCTACCTCAGCCGCGCCATCCAGTAGCGCCGGCCCCCACCCGACCCCCCGGACCCTCGTCGCCGCCTTGGCGTCGGGGGTCTTCGTCATGCCCGCGAGAGGACACCCGTCATGACCGAGCCCACCCCCACCGCGCCGCTGTCGCAGGCCGAGGTCGACACCTTCAACGGCGCCGTCGTCGACGGCGGCGCGCCCGCCGCCCTGTCGGCCGCCGACGTGCCCGAGCCCACCCACGTCACCACGTGCGGCGTGTGCGGCCAGACCGACAACCACCCGAAGCACTTCTTCACCCTCAACGCCCAGTCGGGCGAGGGCACCGAGCGGCACATGGACTGCTGCGCCCCCCTCGGGTGCCCGCTGTGCGCCACCGCCCGCAAGGACGCCGGCGACAAGACCGGGCGCGAGTTCCAGCTCCACCTGCACGGCGTCACGGCCTGACGGCCAACCCCCCGCTTCACCCGCACCCGGGGCGCCTCGCGCGCCCCGGGTGATCAGCGTGCCCGGCGACTTCCCGGTCGCCGCTCCAGACCGAGAAGGAGAGGCCGGACATGGCCAACATCGACCAGACCGAAGCGAACAACCTGCTCAAGGCCAGCCTGGCCGCAGCGACCTACACGGCGACCGTCAGCCCGGTGAAGCTGCGGCTGATGACCACCACGCCGACGGCCACCGCCAACGGCACCGAGGTCACCGGCGGCTCCTACACGGCCGGCGGCCAGTCCCTCACCGCCGCGCTGGGCACCGCGTCGGCGGGCTCCGTGACGACCACTTCGGCCGTCAACTACACCGGCATGCCCGCCACCACGGTCGTCGCCGTGGAGATCTGGGACTCCGCCGGCACCCCGATCCGCAAGTGGTTCGGGACGATCACCAGCAAGACCACCAACGCCGGCGACACCCTCTCCTTCGCCGCGGGCTCGATCACGATCTCGCTCGCCTGACCCGGCCCCGCCCGCCCCCCTCCGTTCCCTGGTCGAGACGCGAGGGGGGTGGGCGGTGTCCGTCCTCGCATGGGTCCTGATCGGGCTCGCCGCCTGGTGCGTGGTGTCGGTGCCGGTGGCGCTCTACGTCGGCAAGCGCCTTCGCCGTCGCGGGGGCGGGTGACCTGTGTCGTTCATTGGGGTCACCACTGGCTCGGCCGAGTTCGCCACGGTCACGCTCTCGTCGCACGCCTCCACGCTGGCCGGCGACACCCTCATCGCGGTCTGCTTCCGCGATGAGGGCTAC